CTATGTTAAGAAGCTTTCTGTCATCCAGCCCGGGTTACAATACCCCTCGCTGGGAAAGTCCGTCATGGACCTTCAAACCACACACTGTGGTCAAAAGGTTGGTGACGGGCTCCGGGGCACTACCCACGTGAAAGTAGTTAATTCACGTAGTGTTGGTGTACCCCAAGACACAAAACCTCAAAAACGGTTAGCGAAAACACGTGTGAGGTCAGTTTCTACAGATATAGCTGAGGATAAATTTTCCTCTGCCGCTGTCGATTCAAAAATTGAATTGAAGCCGCTGTCTTCTGAAACTGTCACAGCCACGTCCGGAGCTGTCCCCGGACCACGGATGGATGCACAAGATCTCAATTTGAATTGGATAAGTGCACCCACATTTTCCCGTGAAAAAAGTCTCTTTGCAATATGTTTAAGACGCATTTACCGAATTTGGAAAATATTCGGCTTCGCTTCTGAAATTGAATATAATATCGATCGAAGTATGCGCCATGTTCTTGCTATTCATGCAACAAATAAAAATTATGGCCCAATGGCCTGGGCGAAAACCATGAAGTTTATCTTAATTTCTTTTTATAGATACTGGTCTGGTTTGCCATATGAACATGATAAATCGTTTGGTGAGCATCTGCGCCTCCCCGGTGGATTGTTACTGGGTAGAGGCGAGCGGTTTGTTGAAAGCTTGTGTAAGCGTGATAGTGTTAAATTTGAAATACTATTAAACACTATGCTTATCAGTGTCAAGGGTTGTTTACCCCGGCCAGATAAGCAATGTCTCGTCCAAGCCAAGAATGAGTGGGCGGAAAAGATGTTCCGTTCCGGTACCAAAAGTCTACCTGACGAGGAACTTCGTTTCCGTATTCGTCAAAAGGTTCACGAACTGTTTGGACTTGATAAATGTCCTGTTTCGGATGTATATCTGAAACCTCGTGTTCCATCGACTTCCGCGAATTATATTAATAATCGCGATGAAGCCGGCTGTATTGGTACTATTCTTGATGATCCTAATTTTGAAAATTTTCGTATGTCCTGGAACGATGTCTATTTAGGTAAGACTTTTCGTTGGACAGAAAATAAGGATATAGAGGGTGATTATATACCTCTTTGGGACGATGACACACCAGTATGGGATCATCAGATAGATAAGGGTGCTATTCAAAAGAACTATAATGCTTTTCTTTGCTATGCATTGAATCAAGCATGGGACGAACGTCCCTATGTTAAAGCAGTGCCTCTTTCTGAGGCTTTAAAAGTTCGTATGATAACCAAGTGCCCTCCTTGGCTGATGTTTGTTATGAACGCATTTATCGATCCTCTTCGTAAGTATTTGCGGCGATTGCCAACTTTTGAACTTACAGGTACTCCTCAGGAGGAGACCATTATGGACCGTATGTTTGTGGATCCGACTCGTAGTATTGCCTCTGTTGATTATGTTGCATCTACGGATAACCTTAAATCTTGGGTTTCCGAATGCATCGTCGATGAACTTTGTGAGACATACTATTCTGATCTCGTAAAGGTTGATCCCCGTTGGATAACACTTTTTAAGCGTTCACTTACTGGTTTTATTTACAGTGAGAATTATATGACTTTTGATTTTAATAAGTCGCTCACTGGTATGAAGAATGTCGAATATACACAGAAACAAGGTCAATTAATGGGAAGTGTTTCATCATTCCCCGTTCTGTGTTTGGCTAATTATGCTGTGTGTTCCATGGCTATGGAACGAAATCCTCCGTTTTGGAATGGTCTCTTGATTAATGGCGATGATGCCGTTTTCGAGACAAATGCGGAAGGATTCGACGAATGGCAAAGAATAGGAGATCTTGTTGGTTTGTCGGCTAGTCCAGGAAAGACGGAATTTCGCCCAGGACGTATTCAAATGAATAGTCGGGTGTTTATCCCTCTCTGTGATAGCTTTCGAGCCAATGACGACCTTACAATGTGTCGATCTTCGTATCGCCCCGTCAAAGACGAGGTTAATAATCTTTTTTATGATTTTGATACGTGTGATCGCTATAGTAAATCGCCTATTCGTCGATGGTGGAAGGTTCCACTTATATTAGCCGGTGTAGCACAGGGCTTATCACGTTCTACCTCAAATCCTGGTGATTATAGTAAATTGGACGATTTTGGTAATATGGAGGAATTGAATGATTGTCGTTTAGACACGTTCGATTTCCAAGGTTCATTGTCTTCATTTGACTTTGAACTACAGAATTGTCCTCGAGATTTGAGAGGTAATGCGTTGAACTATTTTCGGTCAACGTTTAAGCATAATGTGCTGATGAAAATTGATCAGCTTAAAACGAAGGATAAATTTGATCCTCTCGTCCACGCTATATCCTATAATCTTCCCCGTAAGTATGGGGGACTAGGTTTAGGTGGACCTATATCTGATTTAGATCGCCTTCGAGCGTCCTATATTTATGATAATCAGATTAAGCTTAGATCTTCTACAGACAAAGATTGGTTTTTCCATAACATAGTTATGAGTAAGTTGAGCTCTTTTGCTCCTCCCAATCGTTCGGTTGTCTGTGATTCGACATTTGGCCCTTTGTATTGGGCCACTTTAATGATTGAAGGTCACAGTGTATTAAGTGACTTTCTTAAAGCTTCTCCTCCTCGGAAGAAACAAATTCGCTATGATCGCGAAAATTATAAACGTATGCGAACCGTTGCACACGATCTTTTTGATATAGATCGTAAGGCTAAACGTGTGCGTGGTACGCTCGAGGAAGTTGGTTTGCTTACAGATGCTCAAATAAAAGAAAACGATTCCCTCTCCTTTGAATTATGTTATGTTGGAGAGCAGTATGAGACTTGCTGTGGAGATTTCACTCTAAGTTAAATTTTCATAATATTTCGGTTTGGGTTCCTTCGCAAGCGTGCGAAGGTTAAGGATGATCTGTTCTTGAATGGGTCTGGTATTCCAG